TGAAGATTATTTACAGAGTCAAAAAATAAATTATGAACGAGTAGATCTAGTTATGAAGATACAAAGAATATTAAAAGCAAAAAAAAATAGGGGTAAATACAAAGAGAAGTCATTGGTATCTTGGAAAATAGATCAACCAGAGATAGATAACGAAGATATAATTCTAGAGGGAGAGTTTACAGAAAACGTAGGGGAGATAGATTTTGAAGCCTAGATTTATTGCAGGGCCGCCAGGCACAGGAAAAACTCACGGTTTTATTGTAGGACTGTACAAGGACCTTTTACCAAAATATCATCCTGATAAATTAGTTATACTATCTCACACTAACGTTGCAGCTAATCAAATAAGAGAAGCTATACTACAAATACCAGAGATAAAAGAAAGAGGTTTTACACAAAAATCTATGAAGTATAAAATCTGTACAATACACAGCTATTGTAGAAACAGATTATTAAGAAAAGATAAATTTGATTATGATGATCACAAAAATTTAATTATACAAGATAAATATTTTAATTTAGATACAGAATCTGACATTGAAAAGAAACATAAATTTTATAGATATATATCAGAGGCAAGAGGACATGGTAAAACTTTAGATCAGTATTGGAAACAATGTAATAGAGATGCATTTAAACCCTACAATATAGAGTTAATAAAAGATCTATACAAAATATACACAGATTATAAAAAAGATAATAACAAATGTGATTATGCAGACATGATTGACGAGTTTGCAGAACAAGCAAAAGCTCCGGAAATTGATGCTCTTATCATAGATGAGTGTCAAGACAGTAACGTACCACAGAGAAAAGCTATTGATAAAATGGCAACCAATGTAAAAGAAAATCATTATTATTTAGTTGGAGATGCAGATCAAACATTATTTGAATACTCAGGGTCTGACGCAGATTATTTTCATAAACTAGCAGCAAACCCATACAAAGAATTAGAAGAAGGTAAGAGGTGTAGTCTAGCGGTTAACACTCTTTGTAAAAGTATAATAGCGCCTGTATGGGATAAGTACGGGTCACATAGAATATGGACACCGGCAAAACGTGATGGACAAATGATACAAGGTAAAGGTTATTATTTACCAGACTTAGAAAGATCTGGACATCTTGATATACTATTAGATAAAATAGAAAACACAGATCAAACATTTTTATTTACATTTAGAGGAACACCAAGTGACAACCGTTGCAGAGAATTTTTTATTAAAAAGGGTATAGAGTTTGCACACGTAGATCAATCAGCATTTGTATCTAAGAAAGAATTAAGATGCCACAAACTATGGCCAGATTTTGTAAAGGGTTACCCTATGAGTCTTGTACAGATAAAACATTTTTGGGATTACATGGGTAGTAAAGTTATTGTTAGAGGTAAATCTAACAAAGAAATATTTGATACATGGATAAAACAAGATTACACATTACAACAATTGATTGACAAAGGTTTATTGAAACCTGAAACAACACAGTACACACAATTTGATTTAATACGAATACCATCAAAGACAACACAAGAAAGATTAATTTACATAAATAAAATTTTAAAAAAAGGTTTTGATTTTGATAAAGATATTAGAGTTAAGTATGGAAACATACACACAGTAAAAGGTTTAACATTTGATAATGTAATTGTAGACGAGACTATAACAAGGAGAGAAGATTATTTTACTCAGTTAAGATTAAAATACACAGCGTACAGTAGAGCTATAAATGATTATTGGACGTTGACATCAAATAAAAAACTAACCTTAGGAGTCAGATGAAACCATACGACAAACAGATAGGTGGGAACCACTACCAAAAATATAAAATACAGCCAAGTAAATTTGTAATAGAGAACAAATTGCTTTATCCAGAAGGGTGTGCTATAAAGTATATCGTGAGACATAGCGACAAAGGAAAGAAACAAGACTTAGAGAAAGCTATTCATTTTATAGAAATGATTATTGAAAGGGATTATAAATAATGTGTGCAGTTCCACAATTGACTGATCTAGATTTGACAGGCATAGATACAGTTGCAATTGACTTAGAAACATACGATCCAAATTTAAAATCAAAAGGACTAGGTGCAGTAAGAAAAGATGGTTTTGTTACAGGCATTGCAATAGCTACAAAAAACCAAACTTTATATTTTCCTATAGCCCATGCCATGACAGACAATCTAAATGTCAATGATACATGGGAATACTTGGACGAAAAACTGTTTAAAAACAAGGACATACGTAAGGTATTTCATAATGCAATGTACGATGTATGTTGGATTAGATCTGCTATTGGACATATGCCACAAGGACAATTATTAGATACTATGATTGCAGCATCTGTAATTGATGAAACAAGAATGAGATATTCTTTGGATGCAATTAGTAAAGATTATTTAAAAGAATCAAAATACAAATACGATCTTGCAGAAAAATCATTAGCAGAGTGTGGAATAAAAGATCCTATGTCTAACATGCACAAGCTACCATACTCATTAGTAAAAGATTATGCAGAGCAAGATGTAAATTTAACTTTAAAGTTATGGAATTTGTTTGAGAAAAAACTTGACGAAGTATTGTACACAAAAAATAACGAAGATGGAAGTAAAGATTTAAAAAGTTGTAGAAAAATATTTGAATTAGAAACAAAATTATTTCCTTGTCTAGTTGACATGAAGTTTAAAGGAGTTAAAATAGATGTCAAAAAAGCTAAGACACTTGGAAAACTTTTAGAAAAACGTAGAGATAATTTAATTAAAATTATTAAGAAACGTACAGGTATTGATGTAGAAATTTGGGCAGCATCTTCAATTAAAAATTTATTAGATCATCAAAAAATAACAAAGTACAAAAAAACAAAAGCAGGTCTACCTCAGCTACCAAAAGATTTTTTAAAGACTCATGAAAATCGTTACCTGCGTATGATTGTAAAAGCAAGAGAGTGTGACAAAGCTAAAGGTACTTTTGTTGAAGGACTATTAGAATTTGTACACGAAGGTAGAATACATGCAGACATAAATCAAATTAGATCAGACCAAGGGGGGACGGTTACTGGTAGATTCTCTATGAGCAACCCTAACCTACAACAAATTCCCTCAAGAGGTATCATAGGTAAAAAGATGAGAGAACTATTTATACCTGAGGATGATTGTGTATGGGGTTCATTTGATTACAGTCAACAAGAACCTAGAATTGTGGTGCACTATGCGTTGAAGTTAGGTTTACCAGGAACAGATACATTAAAAGATGAGTTTAACAAAGACGATGCAGACTTTCACCAAATCGTTGCAGACATGGCTCAGATATCACGGACCATGGCCAAGACAATTAACCTAGGTTTGTTTTATGGTATGGGTAAAATAAAATTACAGAATGAATTAAATCTTACAAGAGAAAAAGCTAACGCATTGTTTAGTGCATATCATGCTAAAGTGCCATTTGTTAGAAGACTATCCCAAGATCTAATTGAGTTTGCAGAAGAACATAAATTACTATTTACATTAGAGGATAGATTCTGTAGGTTTAATAAATGGGAAACACGGAATAGAGAATGGAATAATACAATTAACAGATATGAGCCGGTCCCAATATTAACAAAAGAAGATGCAGAGACAGCATTTAAAGCTGAATTGTTAGAAAAATTTAAAGACAATGTAGCAGATAATTACATGCAAGATTTTGATAGATATTATAAACCTGCATTTACATACAAAGCTTTAAATAGATTAATACAAGGTAGCGCAGCAGATATGACTAAAAAAGCTATGGTAGATTTGTATGAGCAAGGTATTTTACCGCAGATACAGATACACGATGAGTTGTGTCTATCGATAAAAAATGATAATGATGCATTAGTAGTAAAACAAACAATGGAGAATGCTATTCCTCTTGAAGTTAAAAACAAAGTTAACTATAAAAAAGGCAAAAATTGGGGTAGTATTTTATGATAAATTATGGCTTACTTAAATGCTAATATTCCTGTACAATACGCGCAAATAAAAAAGGAGTATTTATATGACCTTAAAAAACATCATGGTGAA